TATTAGTTAAATATGCTACATATTTAATACAATCATAAAAACTTAATTTTGTATTTCTGTTTAGTTTTGAGCGTCTTACTAATTCATAAATATCAAATGAATCACTACATTCCGTATAACATTTAAACATCCTACTATCTTTATAATAATAAAGCTTATGTGAACCATCACTTACATTATGGCATATTGTTTGAAATACTAGATGTCCATCCTTATCTCTATTTGGTTCTTCACTCCCTAAATCTTTTAATATGAGTCTAATATCTTGTTCATCAAGTTCCTGTTTAATTCTTTCTTTATCTAGCATCTACTCTACACCCCCTAAAAGTTAAAGAGTGCTTTAGTTGAATTCTCAGCATCTTCTATATTGATTTCAATAGTGTTTTCATCAACCGAATGTTCATCAAGTATTGCATCAATCATTTCAATCTTTGTGGATTCAACAGGAATTATTTGATATTTATTATTTGTTAGGAATAATTCTGTCAATCTCATATTACCAAGATTAACATGTAGCCATAATTTAACTCTTGATAATTTTCCACGCCTTACTTTATAAATATGATAAACCATATTAGGTATAGGATATATACCTTTTGAAAGTATAGGTTGTAATGAATCCAAATCTGAAGGAGTAGGTTCTAATGCTACAACACCAACATCTATTTTATCTGCAATTGCTTTAGCTCCACGAAGTACATTTTGGTCTGCATCTTTAAGGTTTTTATATTCACCATTTGTCTGCGTTGAACTATCAATATGTATATTTAATGTATTACACATAGCTTTTAGTCTATCTGAAAACATTAATAAAATTTGGTCTTCTCTTAGTTTCATACCTTTTGATATATTCGCTATCTCAGCCATTAACTTCATTGATATATGTAAATAATCGAATAAAACATATTGAACTTTACTATCAATTTGATATCTTCTAATTACTGTTTCTATATCTTCAATATTAAAATCGGACATGTATTCAATCCACAAAGGAGACATATTAATGAATTCAATTGCTTGGTCTACTCTTTCTTCTTCATCTCCTACATAATTACCATCTAATATCTTATCCTCTTCTACACCACTTACATATGCAATAAACATTGTTTGAACTTCTTCAATTTCAAGTTCGGTAGTAATATAAAGTGTAGGTTCAGAAATATTTCTATACATCCATTTCTTTTCTTTTAAATCCCATATGTAAGGAACTGAATAACTACATGCATCTCCTGCTGCTAATCTACTTTTACCTATACCAGTAGGAGCAGACCTTAAATAGAATTTCTTTAATCTTGCACCTCTTGTGATAGTATTCATTATATTACTAGCCATTGGAATTCCCATATCGGGAGCTTCTTTACATTTCTCTTTTAATTTATATAATCCTTCTCCTGCTTTTTGTCCTTGATTGTTAATATTAATTAGATGTTTATTTTTAATATCAACTACTTTTTTTTCAATAAAATTAAAAATTTCTTTGACAGACAATTTATCAAATTTAGCTTGCATTATTTCTTGTTCTCTTGGTTCAACAATTGTTTCATCATATATTGTTGTAATATCAATTCCTTGTTCGATAAAAGTCCTTAGTAAACTAAATTTTTTAATTCTTTCATAAGAATAATCAAAATTTTCAAGATTACTATTGTCCTTACATTCAATAATATAATCCATTCCATTATTCTCATTAAAGATTTTATATTGCAACTCATAGGGAGAAAGGTAATTATCTATTGCTATATAATCTATACTTTTAACACCTTGTAAATATAAATTGTGAATTGAAGCGAAAACCATTTTATGAAATATTTCTTCAAAATCTTCTCTATCAATATTATATTTACTATCATTTAATAAATCTGGTTTTTGTAATAAACAACCCAATACTTGAAGATAACTTCTTTTACAAGAAAGACTCAAACGCTAATCACCTCAATTCATCTATATTAATTAATTTACTATTTTGATTTTCTATGTATTTTTTTATTTTAACTACCTTTTGAGTAACTATTTTAGTTATATCTAATTCATTCATTTGTTCGTTTATCTCATTCTTAGTTTTTTCATATTCTTGTGCTTCATCATATGTATATGGTATAATTCCAACACAATCTCCAAAGACAGGATTATCTTGTATTTCATAAAAATACTTCAATGTGGTTAACATTCCTTCATAACTAAATTTATAAATTGTATAATAATCCTTTAGTAGTTTATATATTTTTACATTTAGTTTTGGAGTATTTAACAATCTTCTTAAATAATTTAATATCTTATCTTTTGCTAATATTTCTTCATCTGAAATATCTACCTCATTAATAATATGAGTATCCTTTTGTATATCCTTTTTTACTTGTTCAACCTTCTGTTTTTCTTTTACTAATTTGGTTTTTTCTTTAGTTTCTTTTTTAGAAAACTTTGTAAAACATGACTCATGATAATGTTTTCCTTTATATTCAAAATCATCTTTTGTATTAACTACTTTTGTACATAAAGGACATATTTTTGGTCTTGCCATTAAATCAACTCCAATGTTAAAAAGTGGGCAAACATTCATTAATATCTGCCCACTTTAATCAATGTTTAAATTACTTTAGTTTTAATTCTTTTGCTTTATCAACTAAATCATTCTTAATAACTGCCATAATTTCAACTTGAGTATTAGTACATTCACTTACTTTTTTGCCTTTTCCAAGATGTTTTTCAACAATAGCTACAAGTTCATTAGCTTTATTAGCATTAATAAACTTTTCACCAATTGCTCCAATGTCTTCCATTAGTTTATCATAGTCAAATTTTTCTGATTCAAAAGTAGTTTTCTGCTCTTGATAAGATACAGCTTTTATACCTTCTGCTTTTTCTTGTCTTTCTATTGCTTCAATAATAGCAGTTTCAAGATTTTCAGCAGTAAATTCAACAAGCTTAGTATCTATGTAATCAAATCTACTTCGAGCAAAGAAAGCATCTGTTTGTGCTAAGAATCCAGAAGATTTAATTACCTTATTTTCTGAATCAATACCATTTGATTGAACATAAACTACGATATCACAGTTGTCTACAACAGGTGATAATGCTCTCTTATCTCCTTTTGGTAAAACAAATCCGTTTTTATCTTCTACTTTATGTGCAATAAATACAACTGTATATCCTGCACCAACAAGTTTATTGATTTCTTCCCAATACTCTTTTTCATATTCTTTCCAAAGACCAAATCCTTCTTTACCTGATGCAATAGTTTCAGCACCATATTGACCACAAATATATCTTTGACAATAGTTTGCTGATGCATCTACTTCATCAAATATAATGGTACTATATTTTTCTTTAGCTTGTGCAACTGTAGCAAGACCAGTTAATTGCTTATTTAACATTTTAAAATCTGCCCATGAGTTAATAGGAGCAAATGGTACACCTGAAATTGCATTTATACCTTTTTCAAATGGAAGATAAAAAGGTTTTTTCATTCTAGTTGCTTGTTTAGTTTTACCCAAGTTATTTCCACCATAAATCATTATGGTTTTACCTTCAAGACCTTTTGCTACAACTGAAACTTGTGGATTAAAAATATCGAACATATAATCTCCTTTCAATGGAAGGAATTGGTAGTATATTTACCAATTCCTTTATTCTATTTTTATTTAATAATTAAAATGGTAATGCCTTTCCACTCTTAGGAGTAGATGATGCTGTCTTTCCACCTGCATTGCCATTTGAAGGAGAAGTTTTTTTATTTTTCAACTCTTCAAGTGCTTCAGTTCTAACTGACATTGCATTCTTGATAGTATCAACTTTAAATGCTAATGCACTATCTTCCATATAAGGGTCACTACCACCTGTGAAAATTCTTTCGTTAGTAGTAATAGTTGAAGTAGTTTCCTTTGGTTTACCAATTGCTACAGCAGTTACTTTTGTAGTTGTAATTACTGTATTATTTAAGTCACCATAAATTTTAATTGTCTGTCCTGCTTCATACATAGCAGTTACAGCATTAATTAAATCTTTATCAGCAACAACGAAATCCATTGGAACAACCTTACCATCATAGATAGGTACTAATCCAGAAATGATTTTTCTGCCTGTGAGGTCATTAGTCTTTTTATCTGTTTCATCGGTTATTTTATGTATAAATACTTCAACTTCAAATTCTGCTTTAGGATTAAATTCTTCACCTGCTTTTAATCTATTAACAAAATTTGTATTTATCTTTACTGTGGATGAAAGTACTCCAGCAGGATTATACCAATCATTTACTACAAGTTTAGCACCAGAGATTCTAACTTTATCAGCTTCATCCATTCCAAACTTTGCAATTGATTTATAATCAGTCATTACAGTTGAAAGACCTTTGAATACTGAATTCTCAGTTCCATCTTTTTTAAGCTTATAAGCAAATACATCAACAGTATGTATTAAATTGTCTCCTGTAAGAACAACAATTTCACCTGAAATAGCTTCCTTACCCTGTACCTGTTTAACTTCCATGCTAATTTCTGAAACAGTTCCTTCAATAAACACCTTGTTATCTGCTTCTCTCATCATTGTATTATTTTCACTCATATTTTTGGTTTCTCCTTTTAGTTTAATTATTTTTAATATTTTATCGGTTATTATTGAATATCTTAATATTAAAGAATAATTAGTTTGGAGGTGAGCGATACCTTTTTACAACATGCCATCCTGAACCACTATTTGTCATGCTATCACCTTTCTATAAATTTATATTTAATTTATTATAGCTAACCATGAAATAGATTTTTTATGGTGAGTAGATTATTCCTCATCAACTTCAAATTCAGCTTCTTCTTTCTCACTTACCTTAATTGAAAAAGTAACAACTTCACCAATCATAGGCTTGAAAATATCAGCAAACTTAATTATTGAACCAGTTTCGTCATCTAATATACCATCTGCTTTAACTGTTACTTCTTTACCTTTAATTTCTGTACTCTTTACTGCTGATGTGAAAATACCACTTGTTTTTGCTTTTGCCATATGTATTATCTCCTCTAGCTATTGAGTTGCTACCTATAATATGTTTATATTTTATGTATTACATGAACTGTTTAATTATAAAACCCATTAATAACATACCTAAACCAAACAATGTAGTTAAGACTATCTTTATCCAAGGATATTTTTCTTTTTCATCTTCATTAAACCCAAACTCTGTTATAATATCTATATAAGAAAATCTGAAAGTAAAAAATGTTACTACTAAATCCAATCCTAAAGCTTGTGGCATATTAAGTTTTACTAATCCAAATGTGGGAGTAATAAACCAACTCCACAACATAACAATTACAAAACCG